ATTTAGATTTAATTGAAGGCCAAGCAGAGTATGATTTTTTTAGATCAAGTGATGATGGCACGAGTGCTACATCAAATCCAAATGGCATATACGGAATATCAGATGTACTTGAAGCACAATTAAGAAGCAATAGAACACAAACAACTCAATCAGATAGTCCTATGACAAAAGTAGATAGATCTACTTATGCAGGATTTTCAAACAAATTATCAAAAGGTACACCTAATCAATATTGGGTAGAAAGATTTATTGATAAAGTTAGGGTTCATATTTATCCAACACCAGATTCAACAAATGCGTCTAAAGACATGCATTTCTATTACATAAAAAGAATTCAAGATGTAGGTGATTACACAAACGCAACAGATGTTCCATTTAGATTTGTGCCTTGTATGGTTGCTGGTTTAGCATATTATATTTCACAAAAATACCAGCCACAACTTACACAACAAATGAAATTATATTACGAGGATGAATTAGCTAGAGCATTAGCAGAAGATGGTTCAGCTTCTAGTACATACATTACACCAAAAGCATACTACCCAGGAGCATAATGGCAAAATACGCAACAGGTAAATACGCAAAAGCAATTTCAGATAGATCTGGTATGGAGTTTCCATATAAAGAAATGGTTAGAGAATGGAATGGATCATTTGTACATGTATCCGAGTTTGAACCAAAACAACCACAATTAGAACCAAAACCTATGAATGGTGATTCTATATCTTTACGTAATGTTAGACCAGATAGGACAGAAACAGCCGTTCCTAATATTTTACCTTTAGATTCTTTTACAACAACCTCAGGATCAACTACAATATCTGTAAATGAACCAGATCATGGTAGATCAACTTCAGATACTGTTAGATTTAGAGATGCATTAAATGTTGGTGGAGTTGCTGCAGATACAATAAATAATTCAAGTGGATATACAATAACTAAAGTAGATGACAATAATTATACCTTTGCAACTGGCACAACATCTAGTATAAGTGAATCAGGAGGAGGCGGAGCCGCATCAGCAGGACCCGTGACAGTAAGCGCATGATAAATAAAATTTGGAATTGGATTAAAAATATATTTAAACCAGAAAAACAAGATCCACATCTTACTTTATATGAAAAGGTAAAACCAACTCATTGTAAAGGTCATAGAAGATATAGAAACAATTGTGAAGATTGTAGGAAGATAGTAGCATAATGGCTGGATTAAGTGCATCAGGATTAAAAACACAGATAAGAAGTTATACTGAAACAGATGCTAATGTTTTAACAGATGCTGTTTTAGAAAATATTATATTAAATTCACAGTACAGAATTTTTAGAGATGTACCTATAGATGCAGATAGAAAACAACAATTAGGTAATTTTGTTGCTGGACAAGAATCTATTAATGCACCAGCAGGATGTTTATTTATTAGAGGTATACAGGTTTACGATACAAATGGTTCAGCTATTACAGGAGCTAACAGATGGTTAGAAAAAAAAGACATGTCTTACCTTCAAGAGTATCAAGACATAACTGGAACATCAGCAGCCCAAGGTCAACCTAAATATTATGCTGCATTTGGTGGTGCAACCGGAGAATCTGATACTACATCAGGTAGAATATTTGTAGCCCCAACTCCAAATACAACATACAGATTTAGAGTTCATTTTAACAAAATGCCTGATCTATTAGAAAATAATGACACTAATTATATTAGTCTTAATTTTCCAAATGGACTATTATATTGCTGCTTGTCAGAGGCATATGGCTTTTTAAAAGGCCCAATAGATATGTTGACACTTTATGAAAATAAATATAAACAAGAAGTACAGAAGTTTGCTAATGAACAAGTTGGCAGAAGACGAAGAGATGACTACACAGATGGTGCTGTTCGTATTCCAGTAAACTCAGCAAACCCGTAGGAGATAAATTATGGCAATAACATCAGCAATATGTTCAAGTTTTAAACAAGAACTTTTACAAGGTAAACACAGTTTTGAATCTTCAGGTGGTCACACTTTCAAACTTGCTTTATTTGACAGTGATGCTTCTTTAGGTGCTGCTACAACAGACTATTCAACATCAGAAGAAATTACAAATACTTCAGGATCTGCATACTCTGCAGGTGGTGCAACTCTTACAAACTCTGGTGTATCATTAACTAGTACCACAGCTTTTACAGATTTTTCAGATGTAACTTATTCATCTGCTTCTTTTACTGCAAACGGTGCAATGATTTACAACACAACAACAGATGGTGGTTCGGGAACAACTGATGCTGTCTGTATAATTGCATTTGGTGGTGACAAGACAGCTAGTAACGGAACTTTTAAAATAGAGTTTCCAACAGCAAATTCTAGTAGCGCAATCATTAGATTAGCATAGGAGGCCGACCATGTCGGTATCTTCAGGATGGGGCAGGTTCACCTGGGGCCAAGCTAATTGGAATGAAAATCAAAAGTTTGGAGCAGGTTGGGGAGCCAAGACTTGGAATGAACAGTCTTGGGGAGATCTTAACGACGTAACAGTTTCTTTAACAGGTCAGCAAATAACTTCTAACATGGGTATAGAAGGCTGGGGTAATAATACTTACGGTCAAGGTGCTTGGGGTGAATTTGCAATTACAATTGGTTTAAGTCCAAACTTCGATATTACTGGTGTAGAATTTTCATCTAATGTAGGTTCTTTATCTATAATTGGTTCTGCAGTTGTAGAACCATCAGGAGTTTCTGCATCATTTAATGTTGGATCGTTAGCAGTTGAATCAGATGCTAATGTTGCAATGTCAGGTGTTTCTGCATCTTTTGCATTAGGTGCTGTCACTGTTGCAGATCAAGTTGTAGGTTTAACTGGTCAAGAAGCAACATTAAATCAAGGAACAGTCATATTACCAAATGCAACAGCGATTGTATCTGGTCAGTCTATGACTTTAAGTCAAGGAACTGCAGTTGGATCTTCTAGTAACCAAGTTGATGTAACTGGTTTTTCAATGTCAACATCTCTTGGAACAGCAGTTGCACCAAACAACACAGCTATAATATCAGGACAAGAAATTGAATCTCAACTAGGATCAATTGTTGGATTAGGTGGAGCTGTAGCTCAACCTACAGGATTATCTACAACAGCTAGTGTTGGAGCTCTAGATCCAAATGACATGACTCTTGGAATATCTGGTCAATCATTTAGTGCTAGTATTGGCTCTGTATCTATAGCAGATATTCAGGTTGGATTAACTGGTCAATCAGCAACATTTAGTATTGGTGGAGTAAATATATTTGCTTATGGAGATGTTGACACTGGTTCAAATACGTCATATAACAATGTTTCAACTGGATCGAATGATACATATTCGGATGTTGCAACTGGATCAAATACAAGTTATAGTGACGCTGCATAGGAGATAAAATTTATGGCATCAACATTCACCCCTTTGGGTATAGAACTTCAGGCAACCGGTGAAAATGCTGGAACTTGGGGTAATAAAACAAACGTAAATTTACAACTTATTGAACAAATAGCTGGTGGTTTTACTGCGCAAGCAATTGGTGGTGGTGCACAAACTACAGCTTTAACTATTTCTGATTCTGGAACTGGCGATGTAGCTGGCCACAGAATGATCGACTTTACAGGAACAATCACTGGAAATCAGATTGTAACAATACCATTAGACGTTCAAACTTTTTATATTTTAAGAAATTCAACTTCAGGAGCTTATACAGTTCAGTTTAAATATGCATCTGGTTCAGGATCTACATTTACTTTTTCAGCTACTAACAAAGGTACTGCAATAGTATTTGCAGCAGCAAATGATGGAACTAATCCAGACATTATACAAATTCAAACAGGTGGAGATGTTGTAGACGATACATCACCACAATTAGGTGGCGATCTAGATGTTAATGGAAACAAAATTGTATCTACTTCAAATGGTAATATAGAATTAGAACCAAACGGAACTGGCGATGTAATTTTAGATACAGATCAAGTATTAATAGGTGGTGGATCAGAGGTTGGTCAGATATCTTCTAATGGTGCGTATGATCTTAAATTAGTTACAAATTCAGATTCAAACTCTGGTAATATTACAATTACAGATGGTGCTAATGGTAATATTACAGCTACTCCAAATGGCACGGGTGAAGTAGTTGTTGGTGGTAACACAAATCCAGGTACTCTTGTTCTTAATTGTGAATCTAACTCACACGGAATTAAATTACAGTCACCTGCACATAGCTCTGGGCAGAGCTACACTTTAAAATTTCCCACTGGAAACGTAACAGCAGATAGATTTTTAAAAGTAGCTTCGGTATCGGGTTCAGGTGCAACGGGTGTTGGTCAGTTATCTTTTGCTGAAGTATCAGGTGGTACATCATGGCAAGCAGTAAAAACTTCTACATTTACAGCTGTTGCTGGTGAAGGTTATTTTATTAACACAACATCTGGTGCAATAGAAATGGATTTACCTGCAGGTAATATTGGTGATGAAATATCATTCATAGATTATGCAGGAACATTTGATACTAACGCATTAACAATTGATCAAAACGGTTCAGAAAAAATTGCAGGGTCAACTGATCCTTTAACAGTATCAACAGAAAGAGCAGCGAATACTTTAGTTTATGTAGATAGCACACAGGGTTGGCTCTTAAAGAATAATTAAGGAGATACATGGCTGCTTATAAAGATCTAGTAGGGCAGAAGATTACGGTAGTAACTTCTAACCCACCTGAACCTAAAACAGGTCAGATGTGGTACAACTCTTCTGATGGAAAACTTAGAGGTTTAGGTGTTACTGAAGCATGGGCCAGTGATAGTTCTACAGTTAACGTTTCTCAAGGTAGAGCAGGTTTTGGATCTCAAACAGCGGCTGTTGCGGGACCAGGAGCAGGACCTGGAGGAGGCATTCAAGTAACAGAAGAATATAATGGAAGTGGTTGGTCTAATGGAAATAATTCAACAAGATCTGCAGATGAAAACAGATATGTTGCAGGTGCAGGAACACCCACAGCAGGAGCAATAGCTTCAGGAGGTTATCCTGGAACTATGACCGCTGAAACTGAAGAATACGATGGAACTTCTTGGACAGCAGGTAATAATATAGGCACTGCAGTAAGAAGTTATGTTTTTGATGGTGCATCATACACTAGCGCGTTGGTTACAGGTGGTAATTCTCAACCTTATCCAGGAACTTCAACTCAAGTAACAACTACTCAAATATACGATGGTACTAATTGGACAACAGGTGGTGCTATGAATACAGGTAGAAGAAATCACTCAGGATCAAGTCAAGGAAGTGAAACGGCAAGTTTAGTTACATCTGGTAATGTTCCAGGATTAACAGCAAACACTGAGGAATACAATGGCACATCATGGACTGAAGTAACAAATCAACCTGTAGCTATTGCATATCAAGGTTACGCAGGAACACAAACGAACACTATAGTTTGGAACGGGTATACTCCTACTGTAGTTACTACAACGCTTGGATATGATGGAAGTTCTTGGTCATCAAAACCAGCTGTGGCTTTAGGAAGATTAAATTATCACAACAACTCAGGTACAGCATCCTCTGCAATGATATTTGGTGGAGAAGGACCATCTGGAAATGTTTCAACAGTTGAACAATTTAATTCATCAACAAACTCAATAACCGCTGCAGCATGGGCTAGTGGTGGAACTTATCCTATTAATGCAGGAGATATAACAGGAGCAGGAACACAAACTGCTGCAATTTGTCAGAATGGAAGACAGTATCCTGGACCAAATGGAACAATAAATAATACAAACACATACGATGGTTCTTCTTGGACAGCAGCACCAACTACAGGTACTTCAAAATGGAATAGAGCTTCAGCTAAAAATGGATCACAAACAGCAGCATTAGCTGTTGGTGGTACTGGTCCTGGTGGTGCACCAGCATCAACTTCTAATTCTGAAGAATATGATGGATCTAGTTGGTCTGAAGGACCTAATTATCCAGTCGCTGCACAATTTTTTGATCAAGCAACTGGAACTCAAACAGCAGGATTAGCAGTTAGTGGATATAGTGGACCCCCTGGAGCAGCACCTAATTATCTATTAACCACTTGTACTTACGATGGAACTGATTGGACAGCTTTATCGTCACCATCTAATTTAGGTGATGGTGCTTTTGCTAGTACAATGACAGGAACACAAACAGCAGCAATAATATTTAACGGAACAGGTAGAGCAACAGCAGTAGAAAGTTGGAATGGTTCTTCTTGGTCAGAACAAGCATTAATGATTACTCCTCGTACTGCAGCAGGTTCTGCTGGCACTTACACAGATGCAATAGTTTATGGTGGAGAGGGGCCTACAAGTGTAACAGAAGGTTGGGATGGAACTTCTTTTTCAACAAGATCTAGTATGGCAAATTCAGTTTATGGACATGCTTCTTGTGGAACATCATCAGCTGCATTAGCGACTGCAGGTTTTGGTCCTTCATCAACAGCAACAGAAGAATTTACAGGAGAGACAATAGTTGCTAATATAGCAGATTTTGCAACGAGTTAATTATGAGCACATATAGAGAAATACATGGACGATCAATTCAGGCAGTAACAACTGATCCAACAGAATCAGCTGCTGAGGGTCAAGTTTGGTACAACACAACTAGTGATACTTTTAAAACTGTTGTTACATCTGAAGCATGGGCTGCTGGAAATTCCATATCAACTGGAAGATACAATCTTGCTGGGTCAGGAACACAAACAGCTGGACTAATAGCTGGTGGAACAACACCAGGTATTGTTACGAATACAGAACATTTTGATGGAATAGGTTGGAGAAATGGTGGTGCTTTAAATACTGGTAGAGATTCTGCACCTATGTTTGGACTTTCGACAGCCGCTGTTTATGCTGGAGGTTATGCGCCTTCTCCAAATGGAGCTAGAGCTTTAGTTGAAGAATACAATGGTTCAACTTGGTCTGAAGAAACAGATTTACCTACACCAAGATACCAAGGTGCCTCTGCTGGAACACAAACAGATGGAATTCTTTTTGGAGGAAATCAAGGACCTCCAGGATCACCAGAAACAACAAGCACAACTACACTTGAATACAATGGATCAACTTGGACAACTGGTGGTGCTATGAGTGTTAATGATAGATATTTAATGGGTTGTGGTGGTTCTCAAGCTCAAGCGTTAAGAATAGGTGGTGAATCAGACACAGATGCTACAGAAGAATATAACGGTTCTTCTTGGACTACAGGAGGAAATTTAAATACTGGAAGATACCAAGGAGCTGCAAGTGGAACTAACACTGCAGGTTTAGTTTTTGGTGGTAATCCAAATAGAACTAATACAGAAGGTTATGATGGAACTTCTTGGTCTAACAAACCTACTTTAGCAACAGGAGTAGAAGATACATCAGGAAGTGCACAAGGTTCAAATACAGAGGCATTTCAAGCTGGACAATCAGCTTCTCCAACTTCAATAGTGCAAAACTGGAATAGTTCAGTAAACGTTATTACACCTGCAACATGGTCTAGCGGTGGTAATTTAGGAACTGCTAGATGGGGTGGCGCTGCAATGGGATCACAAACTGCAGGTTTATTTGCAGGTGGTAAAAATCCTACTGCAGTAAATAATTCTGAAGAATACAATGGAACATCTTGGACAGAAGGAAATAACTTAAACACAGCAAGAGGTGTAATGGCTGCTGGTGGAGAGTCTACACAAACAGCAGGATTAGCTTTTGGTGGTACAACTTCAACAGCTCCTGATAACTCAGGTGTTACAAACGCAACAGAAGAATATAATGGTTCTTCTTGGACATCAGTAAATAATATGAATTATTCATGCAGAAATCTTGGTGGCGCTGGAACACAAACATCTGCTCTTGCAGCTGGTGGTAATCCTGGACCATCTCAATATAATTCAACTACTGGAGAATATGATGGTACAGACTGGACTGCAGGAACATCTTTACCTGCAGCATTACAAGATAATCAAGGTATGGCAGGAGCTAATCAAAATGCAGTGTTTCTTGCTGGTGGAGAAGGTCCTCCAGGTTCTAAAAGAACAGATACTTTAGAGTATGATGGAACTAACTGGACAGCTGGTGGATCACTTCCTACTGCTGTTATGTCTAATGGAGCATCAGGAACTTTGACAGCTGGTTTATCTTTTGGAGGCGGTCCTGCAACAGGAACAACTTTTGGATATGATGGAACAGCGTGGTCTACTAGACCATCAATGGCTACAGCAAGACAATATGGAGCTGGAGCTGGAACAAATACTGCAACTTTTGTTGCAGGAGGTCTCGTACCTGCTCCTGGAGCAACAGCAGCAGCAGAAGAGTTTAATGGAGATACAGGTACAGTAAATGTTAAGACTTTGACACAGAGTTAAATTATGATATACAAACTTTAAAAGGAGGAAGACTATGGAAAACTTTTTATATGGAGTACTTACTAACACTGGAAAAGGATTCTTCACAGCTGAAGACAGAAGAAACTTTTTTTTAAGAGGTTATCCTGCTGATGTTTGGGTTGTTGGAAATAATCCAAAAGGCGCTTTATGGATAGCTGATAAAAACGGTGTTTTTAAAACTAAGTCAGAGGCACAAGCTTTAGTTACAGCTGAAGTTGAAGCTGCACAAGCTGAATACGATGCATTGTCTGATGAAGAAAAAAATACTCGTGGTGAAAGACCATCTGACATAACTCTTCCATAAGGATTTTAAATGTCTACTTACGAAAATTTACACGGCAGAAGAGTCAACGTTGTATCATCAAACCCTTCTAATCCAAAAGATGGAGAGGTGTGGTATAATTCAAGTCTAGGAGAACTTAAAGGTTATGTTTTAGGAACTGCAGCGTGGTCAGCTGGTGGAGCAGCTCCAGACGCTTTAGCTTCATCAATGATGGCAGGTAATAAAGATGATGCTATGAAGTGGGGTGGAGATACGGGTAGTTCTTATCCTGGTTGGCCTACAACTTCATCTTCTTATAATGGCACTTCTTGGACATCAGATGGAACTATTCCTACAGCTGTTGCAGCATCAGGGCAAGGTGGAGCAGGTCACACAGATGCTACAATGTGGGGTGGTTATAGACCATCACCAAATGCTGCTACAATTAATAAAACTAATGAATTTAATGGTTCTTCTTGGACTGCAGGTGGTGATTTAAATGATAATAGAGAATACGCTTATGCAACAGGTGCTGGACCTCAGACAGCCTGTATTGCTATAGGTAGTGGTCCTGGAAATAGTGCCGAACACGAAAATTATAATGGAACAGCTTGGTCAGAAGAAACAGATTTTCCTAGTGGATCAAACTTTGTAGGAACTGTTGGATCACAAACAGCGACCTTAGGAGTTTCAGGTAGTAATGGAACAACAGCAACTTGGAACGGTTCAGCTTGGACTGCGTCTCCAAACACTATGAATACTCCTAGATCATACGGAGCAGCAGGTGGAGCTGATTCTTCAGAAGCATATGTTTTTGGCGGTGGATCTGGACCTGCAAAAAATCTAACAGAATTATATAATGGTACATCTTGGTCTGCACAACCAAATATGGCTAATGCTAGAAACAGCACTGGTGGATCAGGTATACAAAGTAATGGTTTAATAGCTGGATCAATTTATCCAGGTAACACAGCCATAGAAGAATTTACAGCAGCTACTGTAGAAGTTAAAACATTGACAGTTAGTTAATAAAGTATATATTGCTGGATGAAAGGATTATTATGACAGAAAAAAGAAATATACATGCGTTAATAGAAAAAGAGGCACCTAGCTTAAATAATTTATTAGATCCAGAAGATGTAAAAGAGTTTAAGGCTATGACAGCCGAGCTTCGTGACACATGGACCAAGAAACAAGTATTCAGAACAGAAACAGAAATGAGAATGTCTGTTCTTCAAGATATGAAATACCCAACTAAAGCTGCAAAGTATTGGCAGTGTGTTAGAGAGCAAAATGTATTTTTAGAAAACTTAATGAATCTATCTTTTGATTGTAGAAGAAGTGAGGCTAAAGTTAAATGGTTAGAAAAAAAAATTGAAACAGAACAAGACGAATATAAATTAGAAAAATATAAAATAGATCTTGATGAGACTAGATATGGTTTAGCTAATATGCAATTAGTTGCAAGAGATCGTATGAGAGAAATTAAACTTTGGTCTACGTTAAAGAAAGAGTTTGATGATGGTTCTTTTGATACTAAAGATGTTAACAGACATCAATTAGATTCTTATCATTTAATAATGAAAAACAAAGCAGAAACATTAACATCAGGATCTAGCCAACCTGAAGTGTTTAATGTGTTAGGTCAATTAAAAAGTATAGAAAGAGTTAAAAAATCAGGAGAAATGATTTACAACAAGAAAGAAAAATTAACACATGACCTTGGATCAAAGCCAGAATAATTTTAATTTTGTATTTTTAGGTCAATCAGTATTAAGGTATCAAGTACCATTAGATATATTTAATACTATTAATTATATATATGAAAAAAAATATCCTGAACTTAAACCTGCTAATAAACAACTTGTTGGTAAAATAGAAAAAGAACATAGTTTATTTTTTAATGGTAAAGATAATCCTAAGATGACTAGACACAATCATTTAACACAGGACGTTTTAAAATGGTTTTATAAAAAATTTACACACTATCTAGAATGGAATAGAATAAAAGAATATGAAATGCATTTTAATTCTGTGTGGATTAATACTATGTTTGAACATGAATATAATCCAGTGCACGTGCATCAAGGATCATTGTTTACAGGATTATCTAGCGTAATGATTTTAAAATTACCTCAATCTTATGGTATAGAATATTCATCTCCAGAACAACCGCAGAATGGCAGGTTACAAATATTAGGTTCTTCTAGCGGTATGTTTTCTAACATAGACTATCAACCAGATGTTAAAGAAAGAGATTTTTATATTTTTCCTTATGACATGAGACACGCAGTATATCCATTTAATGGACCAGGTATGAGACGAACATTAGCTGCAAACATGGATGTTCAATACGACCCAATTAAAAATAGAGGAATAAATTAATGTACGAAAATAGACAGATTACAGAACCTAAATGGAAAAGTTGGATAATACAAACAACAACGCCATTGTTTACACCAGATCAATGTAGACAAATTATAGAAGCAGGTAGACGTCAACCACCGCAGAAAGCACAAGTTGGTATGAATAAACCAGGTGGTGGTACAGATACAAATAAAAGAGTTACAACAATATCATGGATACCATTTAAAGAAATGGAACATATGTACCGTGATCTTAATAATTTTATACAAAAAGCAAATGAAAATCATTTTGGTTTTGGAGATATACAAGTTACAGAACAAGCTCAATTTACAGAGTATCCAGAAGGAGGGTTTTATGATTGGCATATGGATTGTGATGTAAGCATGCAACATGAACCACCAGTAAGAAAAATATCAATGACATTACTACTTAACGATCCATCAGAGTTTGAAGGTGGTGATTTAGAATTAATGGCACCAGGTAAATTTGCAGAATTAAAACAAGGTCATGCAATTATATTTGCATCATTTTTAAACCACAGGGTTAATCCTGTAAGACGAGGAGTCAGACAATCGTTAGTTGTTTGGTTTGGAGGTAAACCTTTTAGATGATTAAAGAACAATTTTTTCCAACAACCATATATGGTAAAGATGTAAAATTAGATAATCAATTATTTACTAATGAGATAATCGAGTGGTCTAAAAAAGATCCTGGTGTAAAGAAAACAAATCGTAATGGTTGGCACTCTACAACTGAAATGCATAAGATGCCTGTATTTCAATCTTTAGTAAACGAGTTATTTATAATGATGAATGATATATGGAAAGAAGAATGGTTAGATAGAGAACCAGTGTTAGGTAATATGTGGGCTAATATAAATCCACCAGGTGGATACAATGCTCCACACGTACATCCTAATAGTTTATTTAGTGGTGTGTATTATGTAAAGGCTCCAAAAAATTCTGGTAGTTTGGTTTGTAATGAACCAAGAGCAGGAGCACAATTAAATATGCCTATGAGAAAAAAAGGTAAACCACCAAAACATTTATGGAGAGAAGTGCATTTAGAACCTGTTGAAGGTAGAATTATTATATTTCCTTATTACCTTTGGCATTGTGTTGAACCTAATTTATCTAATGATATAAGGATATCAGTAAGTTTTAATTTTATACAACATGGCTTTCAATAAATATCAAGTAATCAAAGGTGCTCTTAGCTATGAGTTAGCTAATTTTATATTTAATTATTTTCTTTTAAAAAGAGATGCAGTTGATTGGATGTATAAAAACAATGTAATCTATGACACAGGATTACAAGGAACCTGGTCTGATCATCAAGTTCCAAATACATATTCTCATTATGCGGATCAAGTTATGGAAACATTGTTAGTTAAGATGTTACCAGTTATGGCTAAAGAAACAGGTCTTAGTTTAGTGCCTACATATTCGTATGCTAGAATATATAAAAAAGGTGATATATTAAAAAGACACAAAGATAGACCCTCTTGTGAGATATCTACCACATTAAATTTAGGTGGAGATCTATGGCCTATATTTATTGATGGTACAGGGGCTGACAGCGTCATAGACGAATATAAATCTATTATCAAACCCAATGCTCCGGAAGGCACGAAAGTCTTGCTTGATGTAGGAGATATGCTAGTATATAGTGGTTGTGAATTAGAACATTGGAGAGAACCATTTGAAGGTAATGTCTGTGCGCAGGTATTTCTTCATTATAACCATGTAAATGGTCCTTTTGCTGAAAAAAATAGGTTCGACAAGAGGCCGATGTTAGGTATTCCACCAGTACGGAATATGTAATATAATGAGGTTATATGCTACAAAAAATAGGGTTTCAACCAGGTATCAATAAACAGATAACACCTACAGGAGCAGAAGGTCAGTGGGTTGATTGTGATAATGTTAGATTTAGATATGGCACACCTGAAAAAATAGGTGGTTGGAAACAATTAGGTGATGATGCACTTACTGGTGCAGGACGTGGTCTTCATCATTTTGTAAATAGTAAAGCTAGAAAGTATGCAATTATAGGCACAAACAGAATTTTATATGCATATTCAGGTGGTGTATTTTATGACATACATCCTATTAAATCAACAAACACGTTAACAAACGCATTTAGCACAAGCAACGGATCACCGATTGTTACAATAACATTTAGTGGTGCTCATAGTATTAGTGAAAACGATATTATATTATTAGATAATTTTTCTACAATTACAAATTCTAATTTTAGTGCATCTGATTTTGATGATAAAAAATTTATGGTAACAAGTGTGCCATCTTCAACTACAATTACAATTACTATGCCATCAAATGAAGGTGGATCTGGTGCAACTACATCAGGAGGTATTAGAGTAAAACATTACTATCCTGTTGGACCTGCTGTGCAAGCAAAAGGTTTTGGTTGGTCTCTTGGAACTTGGGGTGGTGAAACACTAGGTGAACCTACAACAACTTTAACAAATGGTATTAATGATACTGTAACAACTGGAATAATTTTAGGAGATGTATCTCAATTTCCAGATTCTGGAACAAACTTTATAAAAATAGATAATGAAGAAATATCATACACTGGTATATCTGGTAATGAACTTACAGGCGTAACTAGAGAAGTTAGAGGTACAACAAAAGCTGCTCATAGTGGTGGAGCAACTGTAACTAGCACAACAAACTTTGTGGCTTGGGGTGAAGCAGCATCAGGTGACTTAGTTCTTGAACCTGGAATGTGGTCATTAGATAATTTTGGTGACAAAGCTATCTGTCTTATTCATGACAGTGCGGTATTTGAATGGAACTCTGCAGCAGCAAATGCAGAAAATATTAGAGCAACAATTATATCTGGTGCACCAACAGCATCAAGACACATGTTAGTATCTACACCTGATAGACACTTAGTATTTTTTGGAACAGAAACAACAATAGGAGATACTACAACACAAGATGATATGTTTATAAGATTCTCAGATCAAGAAGATATAAATACATACACACCCACAGCAACCAACACAGCTGGTACACAAAGACTTGCCGACGGATCACAGATCAGAGGAGCAATCAGAGGTAGAGATGCAATCTATGTTTGGACTGATACTGCATTGTTCACTCAACGTTTTGTTGGTCAACCATTTACGTTTGCATTTGCGCAAGTTGGAACTAACTGTGGACTTGTTGGACAGAATGCATGTGTAGAAGTTGATGGTGCTGCGTACTGGATGTCGGAGAATGGTTTCTTTAGATATGCTGGTAAGTTAGAATCAT